CAATCGTCGCTTCACTGATACTGATGCGTGGTTTGTGAAAACTGACGTGCCGAATGGAACAAAGATGTTTGTTCGTTCACCACTTCAGACTAAAATGGAGCCTGATTTTGATACTGGAAACCTTCGTTTCAAAGCCCGTGAGCGTTATAGCTTCGGTGTTTCTGATTGGCGTGGGTGGTTCGGTTCTGCTGGCTAATGCAACTATAGTAGAGAGGGGTAGTCAAGCACTACTCCTCTCATACTTATAAGGGAGTTATTATGACAACAAATATTAAAGTTGGAATTGCTGTAGCAGATGCAGTTCTTACATATGTAGAAGATGATACGACTGTAGGTAGTAATGGTACAGGCGATAGCCCTACGCCATCAACCACTCGTATCTTGGCTGTACACGCATTGGCTACGGCTGCTGGTTCTTATTCAATTAAAGGACAAAGGCAGATTACCAATAAAACAGCAGAAGGTACTGCAATTAAATTTCAAGTAGCTGCCAATGAAGCAACTGACATTTACATGGGGGAACTTGGAGTTCCTGTCTATGGTGTTGTTAGTGTATCTGGTCCTACTGATGGATGTGTATTAACTGCATTCGTAGGCTAATCATGGCAACCTATGCAGATTTAAAATCAGCCATCACTAATACGACTGAAAATGATGGCACAGAATTTACTAGTGAGATACCTAATTTCATTAGCAGAGCAGAAATACGTCTGACTAAAGACATTGATGATGCTGGTCTGGATGAGTATACTGCTATTACGCTTACGGCTGGTAATGCAGTTGTAAGTCTTGGAGATAGGGTACGTATAGTTCGTAATGTAAACTTTACAACCAGTGCTTCAAGTATTAAAACAAATCTGTTACAAAGAACAATCGAATATTGTAATGACTACTGGCCTGTAAGTGCTTCTACAGGTACACCTCGTTACTACGCACGTAAGAATAACACTTCTATATTTATTGTACCAACTCCTGCATCTACTGTAACAGGAGAAATACAAACAGCTTCACAACCTTTGGCTCTTGCTTCAGCTACAGGAACAAGCGTTACAACACAAAACTATTTTAGCAACTACTGTTATGATGCTTTATTTTATGCTGCAATGATGGAAGCAACAATGTACATGAAGGATTGGAATACAATTGCTTCATGGCAACAACAATATGAAGCAGCAATACTTACACTTAGAAATCAAGCTAGAAGGACACGACAAGATGATATGGCAGTTGCTGCATCACCTGCTGGTGGTCCTGATACATTACAAGTAGGGAGTCCATAATTATGGTAGCAGGAAAAATTGTAAGAAAATTTTTTAAACCTTCTCGTAAATCTAAAAAACCAGTTCAAAAAATTTTTAGTGATACAACAGGAGCAGGAAGAGGTAAGTTTCAAAAAGGAGGTTTACCTAAACGTAAAGGAGAAGCTGAAGGTGCAAGGCTTGACCCTGGTTCTAGTGATTATAGAGGTGGTGTAGGAGCTAGAACAGCTAGAGATGTAGGTACAAAAGGTGAGAAAGTTACTATAGGTGGTTTAACAATTAATAATTTTGTACGAGACCAGGCTTCAAAAGGAGCAATAGCTAGAGGAAAAGCAAAAGCAAAGCTTGCACAACTAGCAAGAGAAGGGGAAACTCCAAAGATAAAAAAAGAAGCTCAAGCTGCTTATGATAAAATGGAGGCACAAGATATTAAAGCACAAAAGAAACAAGGAAAAAATATTTCTAGGGGTCTTGCAAAAAGAAAAACTGAAGAAAAGAAAGATTTGTTACGACAAATAGCAACTGGTCAAAAACGAAAGTCTTCATCTAAAAAACAAAGTGGTAGGATAAATCCAAAAACTGGAGAAATAATTGGAACTCCCACTAAAAAACAAGAAAAAGCAGCTTCCAGAAATATTGCTGCACGAAAAAGAAATGAAAACGACAAACTTCTACGTCGTAAACAAATGGGTGGTAAAGTAGTAAAGAAAAATATGGGTGGTAATTTAAAATCTGTAAATACTAAAAAGAATCCAGGTTTAGCAAAGCTTCCTACTCCAGTTCGTAATAAAATGGGATTTGCTAAAGGTGGTGGTAAAGTACAATACAAAATGGGTGGTGGTAAAATAAAAGGTTACAAAAAAGGTGGACCCATTACTTATCGCATGACAGGTGGTCAGGTAGTTAGTCACGGTTATGATTAATAGGTCTAGCGCAAGACAACAGATCATGAAGTCACCAAAGAAACGTAAACCAAAACTAGGGAGTGGATCTAGATTCAAAGCTCTGACAACGAAACTAAAGAAACGTGGAGCAAAAAATCCTAAAGCTCTTGCTGCATATATAGGCCGTAAAAAATATGGTTCTAAGAAAATGGCAGCAATGGCAAAGAAAGGTAGAAAGAGGAGATAATAATGGATAAAAAAACAGTAGCAGTTGTAGAACAACCTGCTAAAGTAGAAACAAAACCTGTACAAGAAGATAGTAGTCTTGGAATAGGTATAGCAATTATGGCAGCTATTTGTATAGGTGCATGGTTTATCTATAGAAAATATAAAAAGGAGAAATAAAATGGCTGGACCCCATACTCTTATTAAACGTCCTCATAACCTAGATGAGATTGTAGGCAGACCTACAGGACAAGGGTATGGGGCAGCACGAAAAGGACCAGATGTAAAAGGTCCACCCCAAGATGTTGTAGTTGATGAAAACTATGATGAAAGTAAGTCTTTTAAAGTGGAGACTTAATTATGGCAGCATTTGCTACTAAACTTGTTTCTAAAGTAACTAAACCAAAAAGAGGGCGTCCTAAAAGACGTAGAGGACCAAAGCCAAAACCTAAACCAGAGGTTGAAGCTAAGAAACCTGTTGCTCGTAAAAAGAAAGAGAAGGTTGTTCGTACAAAAGCTGAACAATCTGAACTTAATAGGTTAATAAGGCAACAGAAAAAAGATGATATAGCTGATACTAAAAATCCTTTGCCAAGACGTAGAGCTACAGGACCAGAAGGTGAAGTACCTGTAGAACAAGGTCCATTGCTTTCCAAGGTTCAGCTTCCTAAAAAAATGTCTAAGGCTCAAGCTCGTAGACTTATTATGCAAGGCAAAGCTAAAGTAAGAACTGATAAAAATGGTAAAAAGAAATTAGTTCCTACAGGTGAGTATGCACCTTCAAGACAAGTTATAGCAGAAGAAATGGGTCTTGGTGGAAAAGGTAAACTACCTACTGAAGCAGAGCTTGATGCGATGGGTGGCTTTGAAATTAGAATGGGTGGTGGTAAAGTAAAACGTAATATGGGTGGGCCTGTTCGTGGAGTGGGTGCAGCTAGACAAGGTTTTGGTAAAGCTAAATATTCTGATAAAATGTACTAATGGTTGATGAAGATTTTTTAAAACGATATAGAGAGTCTGTAGATTTAGGTGAAGACAATTACAGTTTAATAGATGAGAGTTGTGTTAAACCTATTAGAAAAGATTATACATATTGGGATGATTATTGGGAAGACCTTGTAAGATATTTAAAAGAAAAGTATAAGTATACATATGGTAGCAAAGCGCAGAAAAAGTAATATGAAAGGAATTACCATTGGTAGGGGTATGAAACGTCCTACCAAGGCTGGTGCTGGTATGACTAAGAAAGGTGTAGCCAAGTATCGTAGGCAGAATCCTGGTTCTAAATTAAAGACTGCTGTTACTGAAAAGAAACCTACTGGTAAACGTGCAGCAAGACGTAAATCATATTGTGCTAGGTCTGCAGGGCAAATGAAGAAGTTTCCCAAGGCTGCTAAGAATCCTAACAGTAGATTAAGACAAGCTAGAAAAAGGTGGAGATGTTAATGCCAAAAGGTAAAGGTACATATGGTTCTAAAGTAGGAAGACCAAAAAAGAAAGCAACTTCTAAAGGTCTTACGATGAGACAAAAACAAACTCTACAAAGACATGCTAAACACCATACTGCAAAACATATGGCTAGTATGAGAGCAGCAATGCGAAAAGGAAAAACATTTGGTGCTGCTCATAAAGAGGCAATGAAGAAAGTAGGAAAATAATGGCAGTAGCCAAGAAGCGTGACCCAAAGAAATGGGCTGCTGCTAAAGCTAGAGCAAAGCGTAAGATGGGTGGTAAACACTCAGCGAGGGCAATGCAACTAGCAGTTAAATATTATAAAGATGCTGGTGGTACATACTCAGGTAAAAAGAAAAAGAGTAACAAACTTTCTAAATGGAGTAAACAAAAATGGGGAACCAAGTCAGGCAAACCAAGCAGCAAGACAGGAGAACGATATCTTCCCAAGAAAGCAATCAAGGCACTATCATCAAAGGAATATGCATCCTTCCCTCCT